CGTCGGCAGCATCTGGTGACGCCAACCCTCGCGCCTTCATGTCTTTCTTGGACTCCAAGAAGATAGAGCCTTTGGAGTCCGGCTTCATCATAGGCGAAATCAGATCAGTTTTCAAGAACCTGTCTTGCGGGATGCTGGCCGACTTCAACCAGTCGCGCATGTCGCCCCATATCTGCGCCCGCATGTTGCCGTACATGGCCGGGTTCTTGGACTTCCAGCCAAAGTTCACGCCCTTGATCTTGTACCGCTGCTCCTTCAGCCTGTCCACGATGCCCGCCCCCAGCCCGCCCTCGTCGATGAACACCATCGCTGGCTTGTATTCTTCGATCGCTTCGATGACGTGCCCGACCACCGTCATGGTGTCGTCGCCCCGGTGCCTGATGAGTTTCACGATGTCCCGCCCTTGGCGCACGGCCAGCACGGTGGCGTCTGCCCCAAACCGCGCCGGGTCTACGCCGATCACGATTGGAGCGCTTGGGTCTTTGTAGCGCTCCCGCTTCATGGCGTCGTCCACCACCAGGCTGGAGATGAACTGGTCATCGCCAGCGTTGGGGAACTCGCCGTACACCTCGACGTGCGCCTGCCCCGAGTCTGCCCCGTATTCGTCAATGATCTGCTGATAGACCTGCTTGTCCGTCCCCTCCACTGTACGGGCGTCCACCACCTTGGTCTGCCAGAACTCCCGCTTGCTGTGGAAGGTTTCGTAGAAGTACCCCGTGTTGCGCCGTGGGTTGGAGAACGCCAACCAGAAGCGGTTAGGCGTGTTCTCGGTAAAAAAACCCGCTGTCACCGCCCAGATGGCGTCGTCGATACCACTGGCCTCGTCGAAGATCACCATCACACCATCGAAATTGTGAACTCCGGCATACGCATCCGGATTTTCTGCTGACCAAAGTCTACCTTCAACGCCCCAGTAGCGTGTGCCCTTCTTCAGATCGCGCTCGACCAACTCGGTCAGCCACTTGGCGGGCATCAGTCTGGTGGCGCTGACCTCGAACCAGTGGCTGTTCAGTGACATCGCCAGCCACTTGGTGATCTCGGCCCATGTGACCGATCTTAATTGGCTTTCCGAGTTGGCCGACACGATGGTCGTCGAGCCGATCCTGGTGGACAGCATCCAGATCACGATCCATGACACTAGGGCCGACTTGCCGATACCGCGTCCTGAGGAGACTGCGTGGCGTAGGGTGTTGAAGTCCACCTCGCCTTTGTTTGCCTTGATGTGTTCGCCAAGTTTCTGGAGCACCTCGCGCTGCCACTTGCGCGGGCCGTCAAAGTGTTCCAGCGGCGTGCCCTTGACGCCCCACGGGAACGTGTACAGCACAAACGCCAGTGGGTTGTCCTTGTACTGTGGCGACCACAGTCTCGCCATGAGTTCTTGCTCATCTTCTGCTGAATAGATGGTGGTTTGCATTAGGCGGTCTGTCTGTTAGGTGCTTTGCGTGCGGTCAGCGCTTGTGTCTGTCTTGGCTCATGCGCGATCACATCCGTGACCTCTACCACGTCGGCTGCTCTGCGCTCGGCCTCGGCGAGTGCGCCAAGGATACTGATCTGTTGGTTGACGTCCACTGTGATGGCCTGCTTGGCGACCCAGCCGTGCTGGTGCTTCAGGATTTCCAGCGCCACCTTGGCGTCGCCCTCCAGCGCTGCTGTGTGCAGCACCTGCGTCAGAGCCATCTCCCCTTCTGCGCGTCCCTTGTCTTCGGCCAGCTTCGCCACCGGGTCCAGCTCACACAACTGCCGGTAGGCTTTTGGCAGCAGCCCTGCGGCCAGCGCCAGGTTGTCGCCCTTCAGTCCGATCTTGGCGGCGTCATAGATGCGGTTAAGCACCGCCTCGGTGGCGCGTATCTCGTTGATGACAAGTGGCAGTGAATGGAAACTCATAGTTGTATGGCCGCGTGGATGCGTGCGTGCATCTTATATTAAAAAATAAAAAATCTTTTGCAGTGTGGCCGTAAAAATAAAAATTGTTTGCGAGCGCTACGCTACCGTTGGCCCATCCGCTCGGCCCTACCCCCTCCCCCTTCCAGCTCAAAGCCACTACCTGGTTAGTGTGCGCCTACTAACATTTTGTTGGCTATGTTGGCTACCAACACCAGGCCGTCAACCCCTAGCTGTATGCACTGTGCATTTATACAGTACTGTACAAGCATACACCACTGTATGAACTGTGGTTTGTTGGCTATGTTGGCTATTTGTTTTTGATAGCCTACATAGCCTACATGTATGCACCTGGCGCCAGCGTCGGTGCATTTTGTGGGTCATGTTGGCATGTTGGCTATGCTGTTTAAATCGCTGTACCCCTAGTTGCTTAAAATATAGGCAGTAGTAAATTTTTATCAATCAACTCTATAGCCTACATAGCCAACAAACCCCTCAAAGCCTTGTATCCATTGGCTCCGCACGTAGGCCACGCCACGTCAAAACCATAGCCAATTTATAGCCCACACGCGCTAACAATCGAAAGTTGTAACAAGTTGTAACAAACCCCTTTACAATCGTAAAGAAAACCTTTACGCTCGAAGCTCCCTCGCGGGAAGGGCAAACCACTGTATAAAACGAAAGGCAAACCATGAAAACGCTCACATTCAACACTGGCCGCGAATACACTAAAAACGGCCAGCGCATCGCCGCAACGCAGCTTGAAAGCGGCCACGTCATCATTCTTGATATCGATCGTCACATTGACGTTATCTTTCCCGTCGGCGTCGAATTCACGCAAGCCGACATCATGTGGGCATACGACCGCAACATGTACACCACGCCACATGCAATAGATTTGCCCTATGGCGATTACTGCGACATCGTCGGCCAGCTGCGCGACGCGGCCAACACAATTTAAAGGACTAAACCATGAAAAACCTACTCATTGACCTTTTCCACGCGGCGCTGTTCGCGCTTTGCATCGGCGCGCCGTTCGCTGGCTTCTTTTACTTTTATGGGGCCTGACACCATGAATAAATTAACCCAAGCGATCGCCCAAGCATGGCCGCGTATCAGCGTTACATCGAAGTTAGACGGCATCCGGTCTTGGAGCTTGCAAGCGCTTGATACATGTCCTGGCTCGATTGAATCCCCTGGCGTGTTGGTTGACGCGTGTAAAGGCTGTTACGCCACCACAGGGAATTACGTGTTCGCCAACGTAAAAGCGCCACGCGAATTCAATCGCTTGGACTGGCAGCGCTTGGATTGGACCGACAACATGGTGCAAGAATTGACGCGCGATGAATATTTTCGTTGGCTTGACTCTGGCGACTTGTACAGTTTGGCGCTGGCCGAAAAGGTGCTTGAGGTCATGCAGCGCACGCCATGGGTTAAGCATTGGCTACCAACGCGCATGTATAAATTCCCTAAATTCCGCATGGTGTTGGACCAAATGCAAGCGCTGCCAAATGTCAGCGTGCGATTTTCGGCCGATAGCATTACGGGCGAATATATCCCCGGCCTGCATGGTTCTGTTATCGGTCCAAGCGCCGACACGTTCCAAGCGCATCCTGGCGCGTCACTCTGTCAAGCATATGAGCATGACGGCAAGTGTTCTGGCTGCCGGGCGTGTTGGGATAAGTCGATCGAATTGATTTGCTACCCTGCCCACGGCCGCAAAATGGCAAAAGTCATCATGATGAAGCTTGCCTGATTTTCAGTGTATGCGGCCGCACGGCCGCATATGCGGACAATCGGTCCGGCCACGATTGGGGAAATTATGCAAAACCGATATGCCCGCGCGCGCGGGAATCACGATATTGACGACGCCCGCTATTATGCGGACACAAAAGCAAAGCGCCAAGCCGATTGGCTGGCGCGCTTTGCTGACGCTGTGGTCACAATTGACGCCCGCCATGCGGGTCGAATTCAATGGCTAAGCGCAAAGCATTTTTATTTTGAGGGTTTGACCGTTGACGACGCGGCCAAGCGATATGCGGAGAATCGACCATGCGAGTAAAAGAATTCTGGCAGTGGCTGTCGGAGCTAGCCGACGCTACCGACGGCGCGCCGGTCGACATGCCAAGCGCTGAACATGCTTTTTTAACCGGCCGGACAGTGGCCCAATACTTGGAGAATCAGAATGATCACAATTAAACACGGCCGCGCGACGTTTACGGTCAAGCCGGAAAACGCGGAGACAATACGGGGCTTGCTGGCCCTAATCGACAAATCGAAGGGCAAACGGGGGGCGAAGCTCGACCGGCCAAAAGGCATTGATAAGCACCATAGCGGGAAGCGCGATTATCCCCAATTCAACCCGCGCGTTATGCTGACAAGCGATTATGTGACCGCATACGTCGCGCTAAACCGCGCGCGCCTACACTTGGCACCATGCGCGATCGAACCCGCCACCAATCGGACGCCAGAGGGTTACGATCCGACATTTCCGGTTTGCGTTGCGGAGATCGAGGGTGAAATTACGCTGCGGGAGATATTAGAGGGCGCGCTATGATGGCATTGGCGGCACTTGTTGCCGCGATAATAGCGGTTTTGCTGAAACTGTAAAAAGGCCCCTCACGGGGCCTTATTTATTTGACCGCGCGCAGGGTTGACGTGGGGGGCGGCGCTTCCACCATAGCGCGAAGATCGGTTTTTGACGTGTTGACCATTTCAGGCGCGCAAAATATGTGCTTTTTGGTCTGATGGGCGCGCGACGCCAGGCGGCCACAGTCAACCCAGCCCGCTTCTTTAAGCGCGTGCAATAGCGCGCCTTGGACCACTTTAATGGCGCCGGGGGCAGACCCTTGCAGGCGGTCACACAGCGCGTGCCAGGGGGCACCGACGACACCCTTCGAGAATTCACCGATGCGGGCGCGCATAAGCTCCACCAGGAACGACTCAGCGCCGGACATGCCCGCTTCTACCATGATGGCCTTGGCTTCGGTCATCATCGGTGGCAGGCCGGGGTTAAACGCGGCCACGTCGCGGAGATGCAACCAAGCCGCCACGCAGGACATGCCGCCGGACTTGTACCAAGCCCATAGGCCCACCGACTCGGCCGGGGACATGCGGCCCGCGTCGGACCAAATGACAAACCAGCGCCTATCCTCCGTAGGGAGATTGATTGCGACGCGCTCATTGGAATAGGCCAGGACAAACAAACGATTTAGGGCCATGTAGGGGTGCAAACCCTTGCGGTTGATCGGCAGCATGTCAGGGGGTGCAGCGATCAGGGGCTTGAGTTGGTTTTCCAGAGCGCGCCGGTCCTTGGCTTCGGCCTGGCGCAGCTCGTTGATCACCATCACCTCGGTTTCGAGGGCGTAGCCCCATTGGGACGTCAGCTCTTCGTTACGGACCAAGGACACGTTGATCAGGGCGTCGCCACCGATCGCCCACAGGAACGGTGCCCATAGGGTGTCTTTACCGACACCGGGCGCGCCACCATGCAGGACGGCGTGGTTGATCTTGCGGTGAGGGTTCTGGACCTTAAAGGCCATCACGTCAAGGACATGCGCGCGCTCGCGCTCCTCGGGGATCATGCGCTCGACGTGGGCCAGCCAAGGGCCAATATCACCGGCCACGGCCGGGGGCCGGGCGTCGCGCCAGCGGTTACCGTACACCAGGCCATCACGGGCGCAGAGGATCGACTCGCCGGGGGCGTAGGTCAGGCCGACCAGCGACCGCGCGCCTTTCTTTTGCCGGTTTTCGTCAAAGCTGGTCGCGGCTTCGATTTTGGGCTTTTTGGTGCCGTGAATCGAATTGCAGCCAATGTGCCGGAAGATGGCGTTGAAGGTGGCCCGGCTGATCTCGCGGCGTTCTTGCATGTCAAAGTAGGCGTCATCATCTTGCAGGTAGGCGAAGCGCTCATACCAACCCTCTTTCTCGACCCGGCCCAGCTCCTTGCGCTCGACCTCGGCCACGATAGCGGCGGCGGCGTCGGGATACTCGGCCGTGGGGGCCAGTTTACTGAGGGCTGACTCCATCGCAGCGGCCAGCAGCTCATCACGCAGGCCGGGGGTGTGCTTGGGGCCGCCTTGGTCGGCGACCCATTGGAGGAACACCGACGAATCCAGATCAATGCAGTGGCTGTGCAGGCAGCAGTAGGCGCGATTCGCGGGCAAGTAGCGACCCTCGGGGTTGCCGTCGCTGTGCTCGGCTGAGTTGGGGCAGATCACGCCAGCCCAGCCCTCGGGGTTGGGGCGGGACAGCAGCAGACCGTTATCAGACAGCCAGACCATCACGTCATCGGTGCCATCGTCGGAGATGCGGATCGGGCGGTGTACGGCTGACACATCACCAGGCACGACGTTAAGGGCGGCGCATATCTCGGGCAGGGTGAAGTCACGTTCGGGGTGGAACTCGACCAGCACAGACGCGAAGTTGTCGCGGCCAGGCTTGAGGTTGACTGAGCCGGGCAGGCGAAAGTTCCGCACCGCGTTAATCGCGCCGGGGTCGGTGTAGCCTGCATCGGCGATGGCCTTGATAGCGGCGGTGAACTCGCCCTTGGTCGGCTGTTCGTTGAACACGTAGCCCCACTGGAACGAGCCGGGCGACGTTTCCATTTTCCACGTCGGTTCGATCGGTGGCACCTTGGCCTTAGTGCCCACATCGTCCAGCACCATCACCAGCACATACTCGCAGTTGGCGGCGCTGGCGCTGACATGGCCGTCGGTGAAGCGGTCAACGATGAAGCTGGCCGTGTTGCCGTAGATGGCCCACTCGGTCTTGACCTTGGCCGTGGGCAGCATGGCGGGCCATGTGGCCTTGATGGCCCCATCGGCGTGGTACTGATACTGGCCGTCTTTGAGTTGGGGTTTTTGACGCACCAGTAAAAAAGTTTCACCCTCGGGAGCAAGTCTGTTAAGATAGTCTGTGAAATCATTCATTGGTTTCTCCTTAAAGTTGGAACTTTAGCCCCGGCCTTACCCGCCGGGGTTTTCTTTTATGAGTATCGGGTGGTGGTTACGCCTTCTGCGGCCAAGGGTAGGCCGGTGGCCCAAGCGGGCGGGGAGCACATGATCTGGTGCATATGCGCTGCGGCTGCATCGGCTTCGTGGGCCGGGCACTCGACAACAATTTCGTCGTGGACGTGTAGGACAACGCCATCGAGCTGGCGCAGGGAATGGCGCAGGATGTCGTGCGCTGCGGCCTGCGTGACGTTCTCGCAAGCCAGACCACGCCACAGGCGGGCGCGGGGCCACTCCTTGGCATCGGCGGCGGGCTTCCAGGCTGCTTTGGTATACGTCACGTTGCCTTCGTCGTCAAATTTGGCGTTGGGATAGCACAGCACCCGGCCCGAGGGTAAAGCATACCAGAGGGTCCGACCGTCAAACAAGTACGCAACACGTCCTGCTTTAAATTCATGCCCTTTGTTTCTCATGGCGCGAAGGTAGGCGTCTTCTAAGCGCCGCCCGTGATCTTGCGCCCAAGGGTTGGCCCTGCGCCAGCCGTCCACGGCCCGCTGCACCTCGGCAGGCGACAGCCTAATACCGTAGGCCCGGCCAAACACCTCGAACGCACCTGCGCCACCCAGAAAGCCAAGGGCCAGCTCCTGCACCTTGCCCACTTGGCGCTGGTCACCGGCGACGTCTTCGTAAGGGACGCGAAAGGTGGCGGCAGCGTTGACCTTGTACGGGTCAAGGCCCGAGCGGAATACGTCCAGCTTTTGCTCACCCGCCGGGCAGTTGGACAGCCACGGATGCACACGGCCCTCGATGGCTGACCAGTCGTAGGCGATCAGGACGTGGCCGGGCTTGGCGATCAGCGCAGGCCGGAGCATCCCTTTGAGCACATCTGTAATGCGCTTACCAAATCTTGGTGTGATGTTGTGGCCGCGCACCATAGCGTGGCGTACTTCATCAGGCTCTTTGGCGCATTTGCGGGTAAAGTTGTGAACCTGTGCGCCATAGCTCGACGCGCGTCCGGTGGCAGCCCCGCCAGCAAAAACGAAAGCGCCTCGGACTCGGTGATCTTCTTCATCGGCGAGGTTCGCAAGCCGCGCAAATTTTGCGACCGAAGACGCCCAGAGGTCGTCCGCGCATTGAATAACGTCTGCAACTTGGGCCGGAATCTCATCAGGGTCTTCCATCGCAAGCAAGTTAGCCCGCACAGTCTTGTCAATCGAATACTTCTCACCATTCCACATCAGCTTCTTGGCCTCTGGCCCGACACGCTCCAGCACCCACTCGCGCATCTTGGGCGACCTGACGCTGGTGATGACGCCCTCGGTCACCTCGGTCACGATCTGCTGAATCTCAACGGTTTCGTCTGCTGAGTATTGCACCGCAGCACGGCATAGCGGCACGTCCACCAGCACGCCACGGTCGTTGATGCGCTCGTTCGTGTGGTAGTCGGCCAGCTCGTCCTCAGACAGTGGCCGCAGGGCTTTGCTGACGGCCCGCATGGCTTTGACGTCCATCTCACAGTAAGCCACCATCTCGGCCATCAGGGCGGCGTCCTCACGGAACTGGCCGTTAGCCTGCGGGACGGATAGCAGCCGGATCAGTTGACTGCCCCGGTGGTCCTTACGCATGTCAGCGCCAGCAAAGCGGCCCACGTCTTCCAGTGAGCCAGGCGCACAGTTGGCGCGGGCCTGCGCTGCCGTGCAGTAGAAAGATTCTAGGGGGTAATCTTTCTGTAGAACGTACCAGAAGATAAGCCGCTCGAAGGCGGCGTTGTGGGCGTAAATCGTCTGGCCCGTAAAGTCAGGCAGGGGTTGGCCGGGGAGCCACGTCACAACTTCGCCATCGTCGAAAGCGTAGGACATGCACAGCACTTCGGTGCTCATGTCTTGGGCGTAGTTGTACACGCCCTTGGCCTTCAGGTCACAGCGGCTGCGGGTTTCGAAATCAAGCCAAAGGATCGTCATGGCGAAATCCACTTGTGCGTAAAGCAACGGCTAATGTTGCCGATAGTGTTGTAATGAACACCATATTTTTTAGCAAGAACTTTTTGAGCTGGTCGATTAGGGTCGGTCAAATCTTTTTTGATGGCGCGGATGGTTTCTTCAGTTAAATGCGAAACACCCTGTTTACGACCGTACTCTTGCGCATGTTTACGCTCATCGTTTTTGTTTTCAACGCGAGTGCCCCAGCGCAAATTAGTCAACCGGTTATCGTGTGGAATTCCGTTGCCATGCAAGCACTCTTGACCAGCGCCCGGCGCGCCAACAAACGCCAACATTACAAGCCGATGCACAAGACGATGGCGTCCAGCACCAAGATTAACTTTTACATGCCCGCAGCCTTTACGTTGCGTGGACAAGAGCTTGCCTTTGTATTGAACCGGCGTAGGAGGTCGATTATCAGCATGATGCCGCAACACCACACGATCTAACGACCGAACGCGGCCTTGATCGCTAACTTCATACTGCCCTTCAAAGCCGGGCACAGCTTTCCATATTTCAGTCATTTTTAAAAAGGGTCAGCCTTTCGACTGACCCTCAAATCATTAAGCAGCGCGACGACGACGGCCAGCAGCGGGCGCCGATTCAGCTTGCGCTTCCTCGACAGGCGCGTCGTCCATACCTACCCACTGCACAATTTCACCCACAGGGGTATATATCTTACCATATGATTTATGGACGTAGTGGTCCTTCTTCAGGCGCACAATTGCCACGGGCTTGGTCTGGTCCTTCTCCACTTGCGCGGCGATGGCGACACCCAATGCCTGCACGGCCTTCTTGCCGCCCACGCTTGTGGTGGTAAAGCGTGCTTCCATGTCCTTGTCCTCACCAACGAGGCACTTCAAAGACATACCGATTTGCGTTTCCCAGCCGCGCTTGGCACCTGGAGGCGCTGCGTCCAACTCGGGCAGCGGGTGCTGCACACCGGTCATTTTCTCGCCAAGCACTTCGCCGTCGCCCCAAGCGATAAAGCCGTGGACGAAAGAGAAAGGATTGACGGCCCATGTAGAGTCGTCTTCGACCTCTGTCTGGTCGGCACCGAACACCCAATGGCCGGTCTTGTCCATTTTCAGGATGACGACGCCCGATGTGCCCGCGCCTTGTTCAAGCGCACGCAAAGCGGTGGAGAGGGTGGAGACTGCTGGCAGATTTGCCAATGAAAAAGTTGACATGATTGTCCTTTACTGAAGTTTAGAAAGAGCAGCAGAAAGTTGCTGCCCGATTTGCAACACCGACGGGCGAGGATCGTCCTCGCTTGCCAATGTTGTGCCTGATGACACCGACTTGACGAGTTCGTCAGGCAGTGCCAACTTGCGCTTTTTCAGCACCTTCTCCATCTGAGCAGGGCTGAGTAATTCTTTACTGTAGATTTCGCGGGGTTCAAAGCCTTTGCCGTCAAGCCAATGCACTACATCTTCTTGTTTTGTCCACTGACGTGTGCCGCGCTTAGCGACCAACTTGTAGCCAGGCACAGGCAAATCTTTCTCAAGCAACTGAATCGCTAGACCGCGCAGGTCTTTAATCCAGTCTTCCAAGAGGTCTGCATTCTTCAGGTAACGGCCCAGCGTGTCAACGTCTATTTCTTTCAGTTGCACCAGCAGGGCGCGGTCCACTTTGCCGGTCATCTGAGGGCACACAGGTTTGGCAGCGCACCAGCGGCAGTGGTCGCCAGAATGCAAAACTGCGTCGGGATACTGAGACTCTTTAACTGCTTGCACCAGCGTCTGCTCGAACTGCTTGATGCGCTCGGGTGCGGTCACCCAACGGCGAATCATGGGCGGCTGTACGATGATGCACTCTATCTCAGTCGCGCCCTCGAACGCCCACTTCAACGCATCGGTACGCATAGCAGCGGCAGCGTAGAACATCAACTGTTCGTTCTCCTCGGCTGTCACGGCCACGCCAGAGCCAAACTTCCAGTCCAGCACAATGGCGCGGTTGCCGATCCGACCAACGAAGTCGGTCGAGCCGAACACGCCGGGCAGCAGATCACCGAAGCTAACACGTGTCTCGACCTCGTAATCCATCTTCTGCTCGGGGTCGATCTCGTCAAGCGCCGCCAGCGCAGGCACCAGTTTGTCGTCGATCAGTTCTTGCGTAAGCACTTGGTCTTCGTGCTTCCAGCCAAGGTAAGAGTGCAGTGGCTGGAGCGTTGCCAAGTGGTCGGCAATGGTGTCGTGCAGCAGCGTGCCCTCGTCGGCGTAGGAGCTAGAGGGCTGCTTGGGCATCTTCTGCACCAGCGCCACAGAGCCGGGGCAGTTGATGACGCGCTTGGCGGTCGAGCCGCCCACGATGTTACTGTGCTGCATTTGTGTACTCCAAGGCTTGCAATTTGCTGATGCGCTCGTTGATCTGGTCAACAGTCTTTTGGTAGTCGGCCATGACCTTCTTTTTATGCTTTTCCAATGCAGCGATTTGTAAGGCGCGTGGGTCAAAGGCGTCGGGCACTTCGATCTCGACTTCTTGACTGTTGACGTAGATCGTGGTTTCGGTGTCATCTACTTTTGCGTAGAACAACTGGAACTCGCCTTTTTCTTGCCATATGTATTTGCAAAAGTAGATGTGGGCTATGACTTTGACTTTCATTTTACTGTCCTGTAGTGTCTACCCGAGATTGGGTGACGCAATCTTAACACACAAAAAATTTGTTGTGCAAATCTTTTTTTCATGTATTATTCGTGTCATGTTAGAAAAACAAGTCGAAGCCTACCTCGTCAAGCGCGTCAAAGAGCTGGGCGGTCGGGCGTACAAGTTCACCAGTCCTGCGCATCGCGGCGTGGCTGACCGGATCGTGTGCCTGCCCAACGGCCAGACATGGTTCGTCGAGGTCAAGACCGAGGGCGGCAGGTTGTCAGAGTTGCAGAAAGTCTTCGCCGCTGACATGGCGCGGATGAACCAACGGTATGTGTGTCTGTGGAACAAAGAACAAATAGATGGGTGGTTAATTGAAGTATTAGGGTAAACACCTAGAAAAAAGACTTGACAACCGTAAAGAAATCATTTACAATAGAAGTTCAAACAGTAAAGGAGTCTCCAATGAAATACAAACTTGATGTGTCCCGTGATGTAGATCGCGATGAGCCAGGCGTCTACATCCTTAACTTGCCCAAGGGCTGGCGCTTTGATGAGCAATCCTCACCAAACAACAGAGCGCACGTTCGCGGTTATGACTCCATGAAAGAGTTGCGCGATGACGTTAAGCACGCGGTCATTCCTTGTGATTGCACCGGATGCCTACGTTAAGAGATTATCAAGAGACAGCGGCTGACTTCTTGTACGAGCATGACCGCGCCATGATCTTGGCCCCGGTGGGTGCTGGCAAGACAGCCATCACGCTAACGGCCATGCAGGCTATTCTCAAAGACGGCTACGCCATACGCTTCTTGGTGCTGGCACCCAAGCGCGTCTGCACCGACGTGTGGCCGGTCGAGGCACCGAAGTGGGCACCCGGCTGCACGCTGGCCGTGGCCGTGGGCACGCCAGCGCAGCGTAAAGCAGCGCTCTACAGCGGCGCTCAGATCATTGTCAGCAACTACGACAACATCCAATGGTTGGCTGAGCAGAACTTAGCGCACATCAACGCTATCGTGTTCGACGAGTTGACCAAGCTGAAGAACCCGTCCGGCGCACGCTTCAAGGCGCTCAATAAAGTCATCGGCGAGATGGGCATCCGTTGGGGCTTGACCGGTTCGTTCACCAGCAACGGCCTTGAGGACGTGTTCGGCCAGTGCAAGATCGTGGACCAGACGCTGCTGGGCCGCGCCAAGGGCGCATTCATGCAGCAGTACTTCACGCTGATCAACAAGGACTTTGGCGACTGGCAGCCGCGTAAAGGATCGCTGGAGTTGGTCATGCAGCGCATCAAGCCCGCCACGTTTGTCTTGGAGCCTGGCGAGTACAAGGACAAGCTGCCACCCCTGCACACCGTGGAGGTGGCCTGCAAGATGGACATGACCGGCTACAACAAGATGAAGAAAGAGTTTGTGCTGGACGACGTGGTGGCCGTCAACGCTGCCGTGGTCACGCAAAAGCTCCAGCAGATGTCGTCGGGTTTCATTTATTCCGACAACGGCCCGGTGTGGCTGTCAGCGCATAAATTTGATCGCCTTGAAGAACTGCTTGATGAGAACCAACATGCGAATACCCTGCTTGTTTACCAGTACCAAGAAGAACTGGCCGAAATTAAGCGACGGTTTAAATGGGTTGTCACACTCGATGATGACGACGCCATCGACCGCTGGAACCGAGGCGAGGTCAGACTGCTTGCCGTCCATCCTAAGTCGGCGGGTCACGGTCTTAACCTCCAACACGGAGGGCACCACATCGTCTTCTTGTCCCTGCCCTGGTCGCTCGAACTGTATGAGCAGACCATCGGGCGCTTGCATCGTAGCGGCCAGCGGCATGACGTGTGGTGCTACGTATTTCTGACCGACGCAACTGTCGATGAGAAGATATGGGGCGCGTTGCACGACAAGCAAAGCCTTTCAACCATCGCCTTGGAGGCACTCAAATGAAACGTATTGACCAATGGAAGGCCAAGCTGCGGGCGGCCAAGTCTGAACTGAAGCACAAGACGCGGCAACTCAACGCGGTGCAGCGCACGCATGACCACACGGTCAAACTGATTGAACAACTGGAGAAAAAAATTGACCTACACATGGCGAAGTCTTAACAAAGTGCTGGCGCTGCTGCCAGAGGTGGATGTCAAAGCGCTGCTGGACTCCGAGATGGCAAACGCTCGGCGCGTTAAAGTGATCGAACGTCTGCACCAGCGCTACAACACGCTGCGTGTGGCTAGAGAGAGGGCCGAGCTGCTGGCGCAGGCCACCCAACCGTGAACAGGTTTGCGGCGTGGGAAGCGCACAACCTGGCGAAGTTTGCACAGGAGGCCACAGCAAGGCTGATTGAGCAAGACGAGCTGATTAAGAGTCTGGAAACAGACTTGAAGGCAGCGATCCGTGCCTACCGGCACTTAGTAATCGAAGGAGCAAAAAATGAAAGTCTACCCATCAGTACCGAACAAAGATTTTAAGTGGTCGTCAGGCGCGGACGTGCAGACGACTTGGCGCAAGTGGGGCTGGACCCCGCCAAGCGAGAAGATGACGCCGCCCCCGCCAGAGCGCAAGGTTGAGCCGCTGCGGAGGTTCAAGTGAGATCACACCACGACAAGATTCGCAAGTGCCTGCAAGACCATCCCGATGGCCGCACCGTGGCCGAGCTTGTAGAGTGCACAAGCATTTCTGCTGACAGCCTGCGCCAAACACTTGAGACATGCTTTGGCGTGTACGTTGACCGTTGGGAAGGCCCGCGCCGAGGCCAGTGGGCTGCGGTGTGGTGCGTGGTTTCAGTCCCCGAGAACTGTCCGAGGCCAGAATGAGCGACTGTAAGCAACATCTTTGGGAGCCAGTTGATGGCTCCCCTATCTACAAATGCGCCCGATGCGGTGCGTTCTTAAGGATCATCAAATGATCCCCGAAGACAAACCCACTCCCGCTAATAAACAGTTGGTGTGGATCGTGGTGGCCTTCATCGTGCTGATGCTGGGTCTTCTTACTTTACGGAGTTGTTTATGACCCCCGAAGACGAAGAATTTAACCGCATTGAGCGCGAGGCCACAACACGGCTAAATGCTGTAAGTGCCGCTTTGCGGCCTAGCATCCCTGATGCCCTCACCGCCAGTGACGGCGAGAGCGTAGAGTACATGGTGGGCTGGAACGATTGCCGCCAATTGATGCTAGAAATGGCGAGGAACACATGAGCTACATCATTGCATCACTACCGCCCTTAAAGTGCTTTGTGCGTCGCGAGTTTCTGTACAACCACACCAAGGGCTTTGGCGAATTGGAGCCAGCCATCTGGGTCAGCATCAAGGCGTTGCGCGGTCAGGTATTCAGGATTGAATCCCTCCTGCCTGCCTACGGCGCTTTGTACGACAAACTGCCCTTGCACGCTTACGTTTGGCGTAAAGACCACGGCAACCTGCCCATCGACGCCTTGCAACTGTGGGACTGCATGGGTTACCGCTTCACGGTCTGCGAGAAGATCGGCCTGCGCAACTTGGGCGTCAAATTCTTGGGCAAGGACAAGCAGTGGCACCACGGCAAGTATCTGTTTACTGTGGACTTCTGCGCCGATGGAATGGACGCTGACACGGGCTTTACCGAGCAAGCCGAGGAGCACAAGAGCTTCAACTTCATCCGGTTGGACAACGGCCAGTTTGCTACGCAGCCCAACAACCGCTGCCTGTGGTACGACCAGAGCCTGATCCCCGCCGAGGTAAAGTTTCCTGACTTCCAAGCGGCCAAGGACTTCTACACCGTTGACGGATCACGCAAGTGGAGCGCTGGGGACGACTGGTTTTACGACATCGTGGAACGTGGCGGCGTCTGACCGCACCTCGGCCACTCGCCGACTCCAGCCTTTGCTAAAAGTCGGCCAGTGGGGCAGGTCCATGAGAAAGGACAGGCGGCGCTTGCTGTAGTCGTCCACCAGATCGCCCTTAAACGCTGCCACCGCCGCCAGCGTCTTGGGGCCGATACCGCCGTCAGGCTCAACACCCACGCAGGCTTGCAACCACTTAGCAGCACGCCCTGGGCCACTGTTGACCGCAGCGTCGAACACAACGTAGTCCACGCCAGTGGGCAACTCGTCGCCCTTAACCTTGTCCCAGTATTTTGCCCTGTACATTGGCCCAACAACCGCAGGCGTCAGCTCACGCATGGTCTTCTCGTCCACTTGACGGCCAATCCATTCTTCCCAGACTCGCTTGGTTACGCCCAAGTTGGTCATGCCGCCGGGGTCGCTTGGATGGTTTACATAGCCGCCTTCATGCTTCAAGACGTGTTCAAGCGCTTCTGCAAAGTTGTCTTTCATTTTTTGCTCCGCATGTCTGCAAGTTTTTCAACTGTCCGGCCACCGAAATAGGCCAAGAAAATGATTTGTCCCCACTGGCCCAGCAACTGAACGTAGGATTCTTGGGCGTTGTAACCGTAGGCCGACATCATGGTAAACACGAAATAGGCCACGAAGATAGCTATGAGGGCCATAGGGCGAATGTTCTTGGACAGCCAAGAGTCAGACCCCATGTCGGAACGCCAGCGCTCTGTGATGGACGTTTGTTCAATCTCAAATAGCTTGGTGTCGTTAGCCATCTTCGCCAACTCACCATCTTGCGCCATTTTGGCAAGGTCGAGTTGGGCTTTGGCTTTGGCCTCTGGATCGGGGATGAGCTTGTCGATGAGCTTGCCGCCCACCTCAAGAAGTGCTGTCAATGGAAACATCGCTTACCCTTTCAATTCAAAACTGAGGTTGGTGTGGCGGGGATACTGCACAACGCGCTCCCCTTCAGGACATTTGTACTTGATGGTTGCCAGCAGAGTTGCCTTGCCGCTGGCAATTTTTTCTTTTCTCACCATAGTGAGTTGGTATGTGAACGTGTCGATCTCTGGCCCTGCGGGTCCGCTGAACTTGCTTGCGGTAGTTGTGGCCTCATGCACCATACCCGCTGCATCACGGATGCTCGGCGTAAAACTCTCAACAGAGCAGTCGTCACGCTTCTTGATCCGCGCAACGGTTACATTGATAGGCTGTCCAGCTTCTGCCACGATCTTGAAATTCTCTGGCGACCATTCAATAATGGCTTGGTCAAACCAACCGAACTTGTCGGCCAGCGTGTAACTGCCACCCAATGCAGCGACACTTGCGGCAACGGCTCCAATGGCTTTGGTGAGGTCAACCATAAAAACTCCAGATAAAAACGCGGGTGCACCACAACGCCAGCCCGATCAGAAGGGCCGCTGCAATTAATGCAACAGCCCAGTCTTTCATGGCGCTGCTGGCGTAATGTTGTTGACGGTAGTTGGTACAACCAAGGGAGCTGGCTGAGTAACCACGATTGGCGCAGGCTGAGTCACAACAGTTGGAGCGTGAGTGCTGTCGGTGTTTGTTGTGGTCGTTGTAGTGGTGGTTATGTTGGCTGCTGGCGCTTGAATCTTTGAAGCAATACCCACGAACGCAGCGTTGGTGCTGATACCCAGCGCCGTTGCGTTGTCAGACTGACGCATCCCCAGAGAGGTTTGCTTGTTGACGCTATAGACCTGACCGAATGTCGGCAGCAACAGGCCCGTCCATTGCAAAGCGTAATCAGCCCAGCTCTTGGGGGCGTTGATCTGCGTGTTCTGCTGGGCGCTGCCCATCTGCAAAGACATGACCGCAGCAACCTTGGCCGTGGTGTCGCCCTGCCGAGCGATGTCAGCCAGAGCCTGATATCGGGCTGTCTGGGCCGCTGCTTGCGCTTTATGGGCGTCAGCGTAGGCTTGGTACTCGGCAGTGGCGCAGCCTGTCAGGGACAGGGCGCAGAGGATGGTGGCGATCAGTTTCATGTGATTCCTTTTCTTATTTAATGATCCACATGGCTGAAAAGATTGTCCCCGCCATAGCCGCGATCATAAGACCGGCGGTCTTCAGCATGATGGCCTCAATGCGCTTGAGGCGGGCGTTGATCTGGTCATACCGAATGGCGCAGACTTCTTCATGGGTGGACAGTCGTGCGTCTGTTGCGTCAATCGTGCTCATCTTTTGCTTTCTGCAACTGCTGGTTGATTGACTGTACAACGGGCGCGACCTCACCGTAGGGGGCAAGCATGAGCGCTCGGTTGATGACAGCCAGTTCTTGAGGGGTTAAAACGAGTGTGATCATACTGCGTAGTAGGGAAGTTTGACGTTAACGCCTGCAATGT